CGACAGAACAAATATAATAACTTTAATTTGATATAACCTAATAAATAGTGAAAAAAAATATAACTTTTTTCTGAAAGTCCCACCAGCACTGGGATATAGAGGCAAAATTTTTTTTACAAATGTGTTTTGATTAGATTTTAATCACGTTTTTTGATTACCCCTTCTGTATCCCTTATGTTTAAAGGATTTCTTCATAACTTTAATTTTTGATAGTAGTATACCAGAGAGGTACTAAAGTGTCTTAAATCGCTTTTAAATGCGTTTTATGGGAATCTATAAGAATCGACTTTTTTAAGAATTGCGTCTCGACCATTCTTCTGAGTTCTCTCTATGTTGAGGGTCAGAATACGAGCTCCGATTGGTTTTATTCCAGCACCTCGTTCAACGTGCCATCCAGAGTGACCTCCATTCCACTCCTCTTTGTAACATCCACAGACCATCATATGAATCTCTTGATGTACGATCTCGAATCCAGTTTTTGTGTTTCTCAAGGTCTCTCTCACATTTACTCTGGAAGAGTTTTCATGAATGTGTCCCATGCAATAAACATCTGCACCTTCCATTTTGCCCAATGCTCTTGTCAAATTAATTGCTCCTTGAGTCACTGGACCACCTCCACCAGATCCATGAAAATACTTGATCTTAAAATTGACTATTGAGTTACTATTTTTTCGTCTCATGCGAACACAAAACCATCCACCATATCCACCGACTTGAATCTGGCTTCCGTTCTTATAATTCATAAGATCAACAAATCTGGATAAGATGTCTGTCTCTTGAAACTTAATGATTGCAGTCTCATGGTTTCCGTATCCGACCACTTGAATGAGATGAGCATATGGAGAAAAGTATTCGACTGCAGTTTCGACTATTGAATCAAAGTATCTTGCATTATTATGTTCTGGTCTGACATCAGATTTGTTTCCTCTCCGATCTCCTTTACCTTGCATAATACAAAACCAGTCACCGATACCCAGAATTGGAATGTTGTTCTCAAGGCAATAATCAAGATCTTTTTTCAGTTTGTCTCGGTCACATTTAGGATTGTCCCAATGGATGTCACCTATGACTGCAAGTTGTAACGATTCACCATCAACGTCTAATTGATGTACGTTCTTTGACGATCTTGATAATTTCATTTAGAATTCTTTAATTAAACAATATGACACAAATTTCTGAGATCCTCGATTCTTTGCATCCTCGAACCATCTCATGAGTTTGATATATTTGGCTCTCTGGTTTACGACTTGACATCCAGCAGACCATGAGTTGATGTCTTCTCTGTGGACTTGTAAATTCTTTTTACTGAAGTCATATGTGTTCGAGTGAAAGTTTATACCATACCAGCCGATATATGCTTTTCCGAGCTCTTCAGACTTGCCATCCATGTCTCCATCTCTGTAGACCATGACTCTTGATCCAAGTTGTTTGAGTGATGGCATTCGGCCTCGATGCAATCCATACATCCACACATTGTGATACCAAATATCTGATTTTAGAACTGCCGATCCTTTAGAGTTAAACTTCTTGAATCCACCTTTTAAAATTGTGAGGCCAGGATGAGTCGTTCCAGTCATTACATCAATGAACTTTGTACCCTCGTATATATAAAACTTATCATCGAACTTGTTTACAAGATCATCCTTTGATCTTACTCCAATGATCCAGCGACCTTTTGGATATCCTTTAAATGAATCCAGGCTTTTAACTCGATCAAGTAGTTCCTTGTCTGTATACTTTCTGACCATTATTTCTGTGGTTTACAATTCCATTTCTTCCATACAGAAACAATCACAAAGATCATGATCAAGATACTGACTGCTGACTTACCGAAGTCTGGTCTGTTAATTAACTTCTCAATGATCTGGATCTCCTTATCAAAGGTGACCTTCTCAATGATCAATGTATCTTGTTTGATAATTGTGTCGATTATTGTATGTCTTCCATCGATGTTTGTATCGACATGAATCATCTCTGTGTATGTGCTATCTTCATTCATTTTAAACGTTTTTTGATTACTCTCTCGATGTATTCCCAAACATCGTCAAAGATTAAATCAATCTTTTCTGTGATTTCATTTGCTAACCATCCGACCACAAAGGCCACTAATATTGTTAGTCTGGGAGTAAGGTTATGATAGAACAATTCTATCACTCCAATAAGTGAGAAGGAAAGTATACCAGCCACCACACAAGCAATCAAAATAGACTGCATTTTCATTCTTTTTTTTAGTCCCTTCATTAAGGCTCCAGTCATTCCGATGGCCATAGCCAGGAGGTCTGTAAATTGTTCAAGTCCTTTCATCTTATTTGTAGTATGTTCGTTTGTTTTTAAATTTATCAGAGACCACACAAGTGAGTTTCACCTTTCGACTAAAGTCATAATATTCTAATGATGGACTCTCTGAGACTATCACTGGAAGATCTTGGTATCTATATGATGGATTGTGGGCATTATAATCTGATATGAAGAGTTGATTCTCACTTAACAGATAAGTGTCCACAAGAGGTCTTATAATGCAGTCATCAGATGGATCTGTGATGATCTCATAGGAGTTCAAGTTTTCTCTGATCACTCTCTTCATTTCTCTGTTGTTGTATATGATATTGTCTGTCTCTTGATTTGGTTGTCTGTTTCCAATGTAGCCATGAAATCTGAATGTTGACTCAACATCTGATCCACTAAAATCTATACCTTCCTCTTCTTGGTATCCGTTGAATATTGCTCTGATCCTTGCAGTGTTCAATGCGTTCTGGATCGAGTATGGTTCGAGTTGATATTTACCCCATGACAATTCACCAGTGATGCCACTAATTGAATAGGATATTTTTAACTCATAGCACCCTACTCCATCAGATGTCAATACATCCATCCAGTTGATTGTGGTGTAGTATGCATCTGATTCATTTGGGAATGGTACTGATGTTGGAGTGTATGTTGTGACAACGTCATTCTTTTTAAGTACAAAGGTGAAAGTATCTGAAGGATCTGAGACCTTTAACCATGCAGATGTCTTGTCGTTTTTCCAAGTGTCTGAGCTCGGATCAGCCAGGACTTTATATACACAAAAACATTCTTTTAATCCTCTTGCATCCTCGACAAAGTCTGAAGGTAGTTTGATTGAGTTAAATGATTCTTTTGTTCTATCTTGTTGATCGCAATCCGGACAATCTTGTGCTGATGTTGTGAACGTTGTCCATATACTTTGAGGATCTATCCATCCAGTTGCAGTGTTACCAGTTAATGTTGCATGAGGACAACTTGTGACTCTTGCATATCTTGAATATATATTCGAAAGACTTCCAAGAACTTCAGTGACTAACCAAAAAGTAGAACCATCGTACCACATATTATAAGTTAATCCATCGTGAACAAATGTCCACCAACTTTCACCATTCAAATCACCACCTTTCTCAAGTTGATAGATCGTTGATGATGGTTCTGTTGTTGTCTGAATTTCTACTTTTATACAATCACACATATTGTTCTATTTATGGCCAGATGCACCCTTTGATCTTAGTGGTGAATTTGACTCCATTGTTTAAATTAATTTTTGTAGGATCGAAGAAACATTCAAGCCTGGCTATATTTGGAGATGGGAATGTCAGATCACATCTAAGACCACTTAATGGAGTTAGTGGATTAGATAGGTCTCCATCGTAATCTATGGCAGTGGAACTGATATATCTGGGACTTGACTCTGTTGGTTCTATCGTAATCATTCCCCAGATGTCTGTTTGTTTCCACGTTCCAGAAGTTATTGTGTGAGTCGCTACGACTCTCATCATCTCTCCCTCAATGATAACGTTAACATTTGTTAAAGGATCATTTCTTTTCAATTGTATGTCTTGGACAATGTTTGCATCCGAATCATAATCTAAGATCGTGAGATCATCAGTGTATCTATATGCTGATCCATTAAGATTGTACTCGACAAATGTTCTGAGTCCCCATGTTCCAGTCGTACCATATGGAACCCAGTTCTGAGTTTGTTGATCTGGATAAAAGTCACCATCTGCATTTGCTTGTGAGATCCAGTATCTCCAATTGTATAGATATGGATAGTACAATCTCACACCATATTGAGTGGGAGTGTTTATCGTATCATCATTGATCAATAGTGCTTCAATTTTATTGGATGTTGTTGGGAGCTCGGTGTTTATTGGTGCAGTCAGATTCAAGACATAAGAGTCCAATGGGCCAGTCTGAGGAATGTTGTTGAGACTGAAGTTTGATTGTTGCAATGTGAAGGACTCTTCTGTCACAGAGTTATATGCTTCAATTCCTACTCTGACATATGTCACTATGGCCTTTTTAATCCATAGCCATTTGGCAACGAATCCAAAGTCATCCTCAACGTTTCCAGAGTAACCAGTAACCGACAGACTCGTATCTTGATCGGCAGTTGTATTCTGTCCATGATCGATGTAGTTTGTTGCTTCCATGTTGATCGTACCAGCGACCACAGGAGCAGAGGATAATTGACCACTAAAAGCCAGGACATTAACGTTGCCAAACTTCATCCAAACATAGAAGGTTCTGTCTCCTTCAGTTCTGTTTGTCATGAATGTAGTGAATGCAGTATTCGGTGTAAAGGTAAAGTCTATGGTTCTGATGGTTCCAGCAGTTGCGATGTTTGTGATCTCAATTGTATATCCAGCACCATCTGGATTCAGTGCCGATTGATTTGGCACTCCAGAGATAGGCAAACTCGAAGGAACTAACATTGTAAGATTTGTCTGTGATTCTGCTTGTACTTTATAGTATGAATCTGATCCACTAATATAAGCCGATCCGACTGCATAATCATTCGATGCTGAATCGATTACGAACTGACTAGTAGTAACTGAGTCATATGCCAAAGATCCAATGCTTTGCACAAGAGTTGCATCTTCTATGGATGAATTAAAACCTTGATTAAACCATCCAGTGTCGGCATCATCATTGAAGACATCCATTGTTTGTCCGAAAGGTTCTCCAGATAAAGATGACCATGACATTCCAGCATATAACTTCACGCAATTGTTGAAGTCAAATAGATTAGAATTGTATAGACCTACTTGTGTGAAACTTATTCTCAGAGTGTAATCTCTAATTGAAGAGCCTGGATTCGGTGTGAGATTCATTGTGGCAGTGACATCATATGATCCAGACTTGTTTCCGATCTGAACTCCAGTGAAGGATGTCCCACCTCCAGTTAAATCAAAATTGAAACGAGTTACTTCACCATCAATCAATGAGAACTCAGATCCAGCAGATCCATTCGCCACCATGTTGACATTCAACGTCATGGATTCTCTTGCTCTCAATGTAACTATTGAAACCACTTCATCTGGTAAAGTGTACCATGTCGATGAAGTTGATGCCACCTTCATAGTATCTCCGATCACATAGTCTATTGTCGTTGTTGTTGTCGATGTTACTGCACCAGTGTTCACGTTGTATATTGTGAGAATCACAGAATCTGTTGCTCTGAATCCTTCTTCTTCAAAGTCACCACCAAGCCAGGTGATAATGTTTGAAGATGCATTGTTTGTGATTGTGATACCATTGCCAGAAGTTACAGAGATCTCTTCTTTGATGTCGATTGATGCAGTCTGTATGTCACCGACATTACTTTTCAGATACGATCTTGTCGTTCCGAACATATCTTGAAAACCTTGATTAGTGACTATTATCGGCATACTTCTTATATAATTCTGTTAATACTTGAACATCTTTGTTCTTGATTGCTTTTAGAACTTCTGAGTTTGCCTTCATGATCTCAGCCACTTTCTCTGGTTCTTTCTCTTGTGCTTTTTGAAGTAGATCATCAGTCAAGGTCTTCATCTGTTCGATGTTTTTCTTGAGCTCTCTTCCTATATGTTTAAAGTCTTGCATCAGTCGTTTATTACAATGGTTTCAACTTTACCATCTGCCCAGTCACATGGTTCTTTATACGATATTTGTGCGAATGATTTTTCATCGATCCATTCAAGTCTTAAAATCTCACAAAGTTTCCCATCGATTAGTGCATAATTATTGCCTAACAAAGATACGAAATTTGAAGACGATATCCGAATGCGTACATTTTCACGAATGATATAGTCGTTGTTTTGTATCGCATTGATATAGTGATACTTGTCCCAGAGACTTTTTGCACTCACAACATTGTTAAAATCAGACTCGGTTTGAATGATCTCTCCTGGCTTTACTGCACCACTTTGTCCGTATATCATTTTCGTGATTCCGAAGTATTGTTGTGAGATCTGGAGACAATCTTTTCTTGAGTTTATTTGGGCCTCAAAGTTTGTACCACCTCCAAAGATTCCAGTTAATGTGTCGATCACACCGAGAACATTCTTTGCAGATTTTTCTAACCAGTTGAGTTTGTCTTTTCTTGATCCAAGTGCAAAAGGAATGTTTACATCATTAAGTCCTTTGATTGTTACCAGATCATCATTTGTCACTGGAAAGGTCTCCTCTGTTGATAGTTCTGTATCACTCTTATCATAGGTGTTACCATCAGCAGTGTGAAGATCTTGAAAGTCTGTTTGATAGTGGATATAATATCTCTTCCATGTCTCTTCAGTATTATAGGAGAACTCATCATCTCTCTCACTCTGTAAGTTTAGTGCTGGTTCTAATTGTAAAGAAGTTTGTTCTTGTAGCCAGTCTCTCCTCTCAAGTCTTACCTCACTATCTCTCACAATAGTTCTGGCGTTAAACATCGTCTCAAGTCCCTCTATGAAGGTCATGATTGTCGGAGTTGTATCTGATGAAGATGGTACTTCTGAATTAAATACTGGAAAGACCTCATCTGGTAGAATGTCCCACAATGATTTTCGATCTTTAATCAATGGCACTGGTACAATGGCCCAGTAAGGATGTGCATCCAAAAGATCGGAGGCAAATGTATATCCAAAGTATGCACAACATTTCTCCATTATTTCTCTGACATACGTTCCTTTGAGTTTTCTCTTTGGAGGCATTATTGTAAGTATCAATTGAGTGGCAAG